CCGTAACCTGCTGCAGTTTTAAATGCCATTTTTATCTCCATTGAAATAAACAAATGTATACTTAAAGTATACGACAGATTTACTCGTCATCGGCTAATAGTATATTGAGGTTGTGTGTTTAGTAGCTATTTAAACACAGGCTCATACCATCAGGTAGGCTTCCAAGTGTATTACAAGTGTGAGTGTCCAAATTGGGGTCACACTTTTATTTATTAATAGTTATACATATTAATAATGCTTTGTCAACTGTTTTTATCTAGCTGACCCTGATACATCATAGACAAAGTTCCCTGAACGTATTGCTTCCATGATAGTATCTGAATTTTTTTCGTATTCGTCTGCAGACATTGCCTGTACTTGAGATTCTAATATCTTAGTAGAGTTTTGGTCAACATCAGGAACAGACCTAGTATTTTTCGCTTTAACTTCCAAAGCAGCACTCTTGCTACTCTTGCTCTTATCTTTCTTCCCAATATTTCTATCTGATTTGTATAAATCAATAGCTCTAGCTGCTGACCTTGCATCTTCACTATTTTCATATAAGGCATCTTGTACCCACTTTGGCTGTTCTTCTGCCCACTCATGAAAATCATCACTCTCTCTTATCTCTGAAAAATCAGGATGTATTTTCAACAATTCTACTTCTGCTCTTTCTTTTGCAGTTTTTGCATTTAGCTCATCAATCTGTTTAATTCTTTTTTCTAAAGCATCAGATTGTTCTTTTGCTTTTTTGATAGCTATTGTTTCTACAATACCTGCAACGTCAGGATATTCTTTTGCCCACTCTTCTATTTCTTCTTCAGTTTTAGGCAGTTTGATTTCTTTTTTAGTTGCTTTTTCTAGTTGAGCTTTTAAATCATCAAGTTGCTTTTGAAACTCTTTTTCTTTTTCTTGAGAGTGTCTACGCAAATCTCCATAACGTTTTTTAAAAGTTCTCTCTTCAGCATTCTTCGGTTCTTCCTTATCTTCTGCTGTCTCTTCCTCAGTTTCTTTAGCAGGTTCTTCAGTTTCACCGATTACTTCTTTTTTTAGTTGCTCTAACTCTTCTTCATCTTTTTTTATTCTATTTTCATGAGTAGAAGGTTTAGATACGAATGTTGCTTTTTTAGGTGTAGCTTCCACCACCATTTCTTGTGCTTGTTCAGCCATTTTTTACTCCTTGGGGTTATCGTAGCCAAATATTGTTGGGGGATAAGTAGCCAACTATTGTGGGTTATTTACGTGAAGCTAACCCACCTCGCTTCATCTTTTTAGTTTTAGTTTTAGGTTTCTTTATAAATCCACCTTTAGCTGTAAACATTCCACCTTGTTGGTCAGCAACAGAGGCTTGGTCTTGAACAGATTGACTTCCATCGTCACTGCCACCACTGCCCTCTTCTCTTCTTTGTCTATCTAGCATAGCTTGATAATTGTACCTAGCTATTTCTTCTCTTTTCGCTTTTTCTTCAGCAGCTTTTCTAGCCTCACCTGCTTTACGTTGTGCTTCTGCTAATTTTCTTGCTTCATCATCTTTTTTTACTTTTGCTGGGTCAAATACATCTGATGGTTGTATACCTTTTTTAATATCTTTTGGGTCTTTCACCTCTTGTTGTTTTATATTAATATCATCTAAAGTTACACTTGGTTTTTTATCTTCTTCTTTCTTGTCATCTTCTTTTTCATATTTAACATTCATCTCATTTAAAAAACTTATTGCTTTTGAATTACCATTTTTAGCAGCTTGTTTTGCACTTTCAATGCCACCATACCAACCTGATTGAGAAGACGCTTTCATAGCATTTACAAAGTCTGTAAAAGAAGTATAAGCAACTTCACCTGTAACTGTATTTTCGGACTGTCCATATTCATTAAAAAATTTACCTGTGCTTAAACTTATATCTCCCGGATTTGTGCCGAAAGCAAATGAAGGTTCTACACCTATTTGATTTTTTAAATCATCATAAGAAGCATAGTTCATTTGTCTTGCTAAAGCATCGTTTTGGTCTTCTTTTTTATCAAACATAGCCACAGTTTGTGCAGCGTCTTGAGGAAACAGACCTCCAAATCTTTCATCTACAGGCATCATGTCTCTTGCTACATTTTTTAAAATACTGATAGGACCAAAGTCTGTAACCTTTTCTATCAAACTAGATATAGCACCACCTATACCACCACCCTTTTGTGATGCAAGTGTTGATGCAACTCTATATTCAGGAGTATCAGGTGCAGTAAAACCACCATCGTCTCCCCCTGTATCTTGTGTCACTCTAGCTGTATCAACAGTGGTTTTTACAGGTTGCTTTTCCTCTTCTTCTTTCTTTATATCCCCTTCAAACTTATACCCTTCAGGTATTGGATAGATAGGCTGACCATCAATAAAAGGTATGTATAATTCTTCACCTGTCTGTTCGTTTACATATTTTTTAGTTTCACTTTTTTGTAACTGTCCAAAAGGAGCACCGATTAATTGTTTAAATGTAGGTGTAGCAGCAGTATCTGTTTTTTGTGGTTGTTGATTTAAAACTTGTGCTGTATAAGTTGGTTGTGTAGGAACATTAACAGTAGGAGCTTTTTGAACTGCAGGTTGCATTGCAGGTTGTGTATATACAGAAGGTCTTAATGTTTGTTGTTTAGGTGCAGTAAAATTAACTCCCGGAACAACGTTCTGTTGATTAACTTGAGGCTGTACAACTCCACCTTCTTGCATTTTGTTCGGAGTAAAAGGCAACTCATCAGACATAGTAGCTTGCTCTGAATTACCTAACTGTCCCATGTCATCCATCATATTAATACCTTGCTTTGCAGACTGTCTTAGTTTCATTAGTTTTTCTAAACCATGATAACGCACCACATCTGCAGGTAAAACAAATTCACCTTCACTTAATTTAGCAGGTATATCATCTCTCACCTCTTCTGCAGTAGATGCTTTAGGTATCTCATTTCCTGATATGGGGTCTCTTACATTAGGTGCTTTTACCATTTTTCCAACGTCACCAAACATTTCTAATTGTTGTGCTTGTAAATCTTTTTCCATAGTTGTTCCACCTTTATTCATGTCCATTTGTTCAGGATTTGTTTTAGCTAAAACGTAATCATCTACACCTTGATACATATTATCTCCCTCTACTGAACCACCTTGAGAAAACTTTTTGCCTAATATATTTTCTACATCTTCTTTAGATGGTAAATCTTTAACACCTAATTCTTCTTGTAATTTTCTAGTTTCCTCTTTTGATAATACTTTATTGACTCTCATATTACCACCGACTACCCACTTGTCACTGTCAGCTTGACCATCTACATACTTATAACTACCACCTACAGGAACTCTATCATTTATATCTGTCTTTCCTTCTTTTGCCAACATGCTTTGATAGTCTATATCATCTGCCATATCTACTTCTGCATACACATGGTCTTCGGCTCTTCTTTTTACGTATAGTTGTCCTTTTCTTTTCTTTATAGCCTCACGAGTTATACCTGCTTCTAATAATTTTTCTGCTTCCTTTTTACTAATTTTTATATCTTGAGGACCTATATGTGTGGCTACAGGTAATTGACTTGCATGAAATCCGGGTCTAGCTGCTACTGCAGTTACTTTTCCAAAAGGTGCTTCTTCTGTTCTTTTTACCCTATCTGTAATATATCCCTTTTCAATTAACTTTTCTCTTGTCTTTTCATCAGGTATAATTATAGACTCGCCTGTTGCTTGTTGTTTTTCTCCTTTTGAAACTACCTTTTTACTTTGTTTTTTAGCATTGTCCCCTAACTTATCATACTGTGCTTTAGTTATCTTTTTACCATCAGGGTCAATGTATTGTATTTTACTTTCTCTTTTTGCACCTTTACTTGGAACATATGTTCTTCCGTTAGGTGCAGTAAATGCCTCCTCAGGAAACTTTGCCTCTATAAATTCTTTTTCAGGTATTTTATTTTTAGCATCTACAAATAAAGGATATAGTCCATCCTCTCTCTGTACAAATAGTTTGTATGCTTTTCTAATTTTTTTAGGAGTAACTAAACTTTTAAATCCTCTTCTAGCTATATCTCCTACTACAGGAACTGCTCCTAATCCTAATGCTACTGCATCAGCACCTGCTGCTAAATAATCACCCTTTTTTACGTTTTGACCTAAACTGATTATATCTTTTGTTTCACTAACTCCCGGAATAAAATCTGTAGCTATGTCTGCTGCTTGTGTTAATCCACGTTTAGTTTTTTCAGCTTCAAGCATTCTTTGGGTATCTGTTTTACCCTCTCTCTGTGCTCTTCTAGTCTCAACCGACATCTTTGCCTATGACCTCTTCTCTAAGTAATTTTAATTTTTGTAAAGCATAAATGCCACCTTGTGCTCTATGCACTGTTGCCATATCTGTGGCTTGTTCTAATACTTTATGCTGACGTACTATCAACATATCTAAATATTTATTGAAGTGGGTTTGGTGGTGTACCATCGGCTTGAGGTTGCCCAATATTTGCTTGTGGTTGTCCTTGTTGTTGTCCATCCTGTCTTGCTCCTGAAAATCCTTGCTCACCCGGAATAGGTGCTTGACCTGTTCCTATAACGCCACCACCTGAACCTGTTGGGTCAGCAGGGTTTACACCTGCAGGTGGTTGTGGTGGTTGGGGTTGTGTTGCTTGAAACTGTTTTAGTAACTCTGCTTGTAATGCTACTTCATCCATATTATTAACAACTTTAGCAGGGTCTAAATCTAAAGCCTTTGCAATCTCACGAATGATGTAGTTAAATTTTGCAAAAGGTGCAAGTGCAGGACTAGATGCAACTTGTAAGAATTGCATAAGTCTTTGAGACCTCACTTCATTTGCCATCAGACTTTCTGTGCCTCTAGCTTTAACTTCTAGGTCACCTTTTATCTGTGGGTCATAGTCAAATTGCATATTAAATCTAAATAAACCTTCACCTAAAGGTCTAAGTAAATAATCATCTACATTCTTTATAACAGTTTTAATACTTCCTGCCGCTGCGTTCATAAGCATAGATATACCTGAGGCAGTTCTACCTACACCCATAACACCTGTTTGTCCATGTGCAAAAGATGGAAAGCCTGTGCTTTCATCTGCTAATACTCTTGCCTTATCAAACAGTTGTAAGTTTTCATTAGAAACATTTGGAAACTTCGTACCAAAGATTGCTTGTCCCGGTGCTCCACCTTGTCTCCTAAATACTTTGCCCGGATATACAGATAAGTCCTGTCCCGGAACTAAATTAGTTTCATCTACTTCTATTAATAGATTTCCTGACAATACAGCATTGTCTACTGCCATTCTCATAAAACCATTCATAAGAGTTTGAGTATCATCCATGTTTTCTGCTAAACCAATACCAAAGAATGAATATGGATTTAATTCATATGGTGCTGCCATGTAAGGTATTTTTGCAGGTTTGAATGGATTTAATACTGCACGTATTAATCTATTATTACATACCCATATATTTGCTTGTAATTCATCAAAGTCTTTTAGTTCATCAGGTATTTCAATATTCTCTTCAATTAGTAAAGAGGTATCTATCATACCCCAATACTCAAATACTTCAAATCTTTCTACATAATTTTCTTGATTGTAATCTGTTAAATCATCTTCCCAATACTTTTTAACATAGTTCTCTCCTTCTTGAATAACTATATCAATTACGTTATCTCTGAAGAATGGTCTTTTCTTGAGTGCTCTTAAATCAGACCTTGACATTTTATGTCTTTCCATCACATACTGTGCTTGGTCTATATTATCTGCATCAGGGTCAGGATAGAAATCCCAAATAGATACATGTGAAACTTGTGGTATTGTTTTAAATATCGGACTATAGTTACCTTCATCATCCCAATTAGGATATTCTTTATCTATAGCAAAAGGTCCTTTCATAACACCTGTACCAAACAATGCCATTTCAAATGCAGTGCTTCGTAGATGTTTATTAGCTCCTGACTCCTGTAGTTGGTCTATAATCTTTTTTTCCATAGACTTTGCTGCTACCATAGCAGGACTAAATGTTATTGCTGTAGGTGTTTCTCCTACCCCTTCTTCAAGGTTTTCAACATCTTGTAACTTTTCTTGCAAAGGACCAAGACCATTTTGTAAATTTTGAGCAGTAGCTCCTTTAGGAAATTCCATGCCATCATCACGGAAACCATAAGGGGATTCCATATTTGGTTGATTAGAAAGTTCTTCAGGTTTTTTGGGGTCAAAATTGACATCTTTTGTTACTCCTTCTGGTAATTCGGTGGGTTCAATACTTATTGGAAATTTACCACCTGCAAACAATACATCAGCTATTTGTCCATAGGCTGCTAATGTTTTTGTTTTGGTTACTTTTATAAATACTCTTGACTTTTCAGCCTCTGTAAATTGAACATCAGGACCATATAAACCTCTATAATTTCTGTAGGCTCTAACCCATCTTTGCTCATCTTCGTATCTATAATCTTCTGCCTTTTTGTATTTACCCATAACGTATCCTGCTAAATCAGAAACGTTTATGTCATCTACATCAGGTTCATTCGTGTCATCCAAAGCAATCGCTTCGTCTTCAATCATTATATCTTCTTCTGCCATATTAATATCCAAAGGTTGAATCTGCCATAGGCATACTACTTTGTGGTCTACCTACAGGGTCATAGTCAAAAATACTAAAACGTGGTCTTGACATTATGCCATATCGTAATGCATCGTAGATATGGTCTTCTGCTCTTGTATCTACATCCTCAGGATTCTTTTTATCCAAAGGTATTGCAGGTATCTGAGATATTGTGTTTGTACAAGTATTAAAAAATACCATACGTGGTTCTTCTGTAAACTCATCTACTTGTAGTCTTCTGTGTATTTCATTTTTACCTGCTACACGACTACCCTTACTTCTATCAGATGGTCTCCAACGACATCCTCGTTGTATCATCTGTTCTGCTAGTGAAGGTCCTGTATCACCTCTTTTATGCCAAAGTGAACTATCAAGAACTCCATACTTTATGTTTCCATCATCTGATTCTAAATCTAATACCATTTCTGCCAAATCTGTGGCAAGGACTTTAGAAACATATAACTCTCTATATAATATAAGTTGCTCATCTGGGCTAACAGCAAACCAAAGAACAGCACTATAAGAACCATAACCATAATCACATGCACGAAACTTAACCCAATTTCTTGGAATGTCAAAAGGTTCAACAACATGAATATCCCTATTAAACTCAGTAAAAGCAGCACCCTCTTTAATATCCCAATCACCTTCAAGCAACTGCTTTTTTTGGTGTTCAGGTAAGGAAAGAAGCATTGCTTCGTAGTCTCCCTGAGATGAGAGATATGGATTATCAGATAATCTAGCAGGGATGAATCTTCTTTTGAACAAGGCTTCACCTGCTTTACTATGCCCATCAGGGTATTTAAGAACTTGTCCTGTCTCAATGTTTGTGGCATCAAATGCTCTTCCATAAGGTGCAGGGTCAATAAACATTTTTTTAACCCACTGATGTCCCGGACCTCCGGGGTTTGTTGTTGCC